TAGAATGATAATAATAATATTATTATATATATAATATTTTACGATCATGGCATTATTTAGTGAAAAAGGTATTATTTATACTATAATTACATTAGGTATTGTATTTGCTGCAAATGCTTTTGGTAATCAAATAAAAAGTGCGATTGGTTCCGAAAAAGGTGAAGACGAACTTATACTTAAATATTTATTAAACGAGAGTCCTCTCTATGGCTACAAGCGCGCGAAAATATGGATTCATACTACTTATGAATATAATGCAAGAAAATGGAAGAGTTTTTATTCACGAAGTTCTACGGACTTAAATCAACCCTATATTCATTTAACCATTAAATCGATCATCAATCATTGCGGTGATGATTTCAATGTTTGTTTGATCGACGACGATTCATTTAGTCAATTGATTCCCGGTTGGAAAATAAATGTGTCTGAATTACCAGAACCATCGAGGACATATTATAGAGAACTTGGTATGGTCGAGTTGTTATATATTTACGGCGGTTTAGTTGTACCCAATACATTTGTATGCATGCGTAATTTGATTGAATTATACGCAAACAATACAGTTCAAGACAAACCCTTCGTATGTGAAACACCTGACCATTATGCGTCTATGAATGATAGAAAAACATCATTTACATCTAATCATAAATTTATGGGGGCACCAAAACGTTGCCCTATCATCCGCGAACTCGTTGAATATATTAGAAAACGTAACGATAATGCACATTATAGTGCAGAACATGAATTTTTTGGATATATATCAAAGTGGTTAAACCATGAAGTTGGGCGTAACCATATTCATTTGGTAGATGGTATTTACGTAGGAACAAAAACCGCTGAAAATAAGTCGGTTTTAATTGAAGATCTATTAGGTGAAGAACCTATTGTATTTTCAAACGAACACACTTTTGGTGTCTTTATACCAGGAGACGAATTATTGAAACGTTGTGCGTACAAATGGTTTTCCGTATTACCATTAAATCAATTGTTAAGTTCCAATATGATCATTACAAAATATTTGATGGCCTCAATCGAAGAACCGAAAATGAAAGTAGAAAAACCTTTACAGCAACTGTCCCATACTGTAGTTGCTATATAATTTTTTTTGTATTTATTAAGATATTGTCAGTTTATATCTTAATATGTTAAAAATTGCTCATCGTGGATATACAAAATACCATGACGATAACACTTTGCAGGCATTTTATGATGCGGTTTATCATAAGTTTGATATGATTGAATTAGATATTCAATTGGACAAAAATAACGATATTATCATTATGCATGATATTCACATTGATTATCAATTTGTAGAAAATATGTCTTATGATGAAATAAAAGAGCATTATCCAAACACACTTTTATTATCTACGTTTTTTGAAAAATTCGATTATACAAATACAAAACTATATTTTGATTTGAAGGGAAGCAATAAATTAACCGAAATACTACATGATTTTATAGTAAAACACAATGTTGATATTGATAATATATGGTTTGCCAGTTTTAATATGAATCACATAGATTTTTTACAAAATGCGAATGAAAATTATAAACTTGGACTCATCACAGACAACATCTTTACATTAGATATTATGCAAAATATAATATCAAAATACAATCTTCAATTTGTTTGTTTCGATTGGTTGTTGTTAAACGACCAAATCATTCATTTTTTAAAATCAAACAACATTATGACATTTGTTTATACGTTAAAAGATCCAAAAATGTTCCATTTGATCAAAAAATACCAAGTGGATGGTATTGTAACGGATATTTTATATGACTAAGCTTGAATATTCATATTGTCATTTTTATACATTAAATCTGCAACTACCCCTTTCTTGGACGAAACATTATGAATATTGTAATCAATGAGGTCTATATTTTTACAACCAGTAAATAATACTCCATAACTTGCAGAAACATCCTTGGTTGATGATGTTGAATTATTTTCAACATGATTGATACAAATATTATTTCCGATCATTCTATATACTTGCGAACAAAATAGGGCCATATTACCTTTCATTACATGTGCCATCGAATCTCTCCCATCAATAATATACAGCTCATTTTTTTTAATTACATCATCAAATGTTTCAAAATTCATTCCAGATGCCCAACCCAATATACTTTGAGGTATATTGCTTCGTGTTTCTAAGAACATTGCAACTGTAAGTTGTGCATCTGTATAAACATTTCCTTTGTATAATCCATTTTTATCAACCACTACATTAAAATCAAATACATCCCCTACTGGTCCGGTAATCGCACTTCCACCATATTTATTTGTTACAACTACGTTGGTACTTGATAAACATTTAATTTCGGTTCCTTTGGAACTAACATTTTTGATGGAAACATCGTTCAATACAATGTTGTTATTACCACATTCATAATCTTCTTTCAATGGTTTAAATCCATTCACCGCAATACCCTTTGTATTTAAAACGATACCATACATGTTTGCATCTAGACCACCTTCATTATGAAATATACCATTGTCTGGATATTTTACATCACTCGATTTCAAACTATCATATACCAGTTTAATTTCATCTTTTAAAGCAGTAGTTACTTCAACTACTGTTTTCAATTTACCACCCAAAAAAATACGTTCCGTATTATCTACTTGGTCCAAGAAAGACATAATAAATTGGGCTTGGGAAAGTAATGAATTAAATTTAATTTGCATATTTTTATTATCAATGTCAATATTGTTCATATAAACATTATGGGCACCATTCAAATGAATCGCACCAACAGCAAATTGTTCAAACGTTAAATTGTCCAAGATAATATTTTTTGAATATCCTGGACCATGAATACCATGATGTGAAGATTTACCTAAACATCCATTTTTAATAATTACATTAGAGGCCACCTTTTCGTGATCCCCAAACGACGCAGGACCCTGTCCCATAATAAATGGAGTACTTGCCAATTCAATGTGACTATAAAAGGTTTGTTGATGAAAAAATAATTCGGATTGTCGTATTGAATGATTATTTAAATCCAAAATAACATTATCACTTTGTATAACAAACATTGCAAAAAATCCAAGAGCATATGCTTGCCTATATTTTTCCTCTAAATTATTTAACCATTCTTTTGTTGGTTTTCCATCACTACGTTTATTTGGTGAAAAAACAATGTCTTGGCATAATCGATAATACCCAGGTTTGTTTATAATGTAAGGACCATTTACAAAATCACATTGGTTTATATCCACTATATTTTCCATGACATTCTTGGTAATGGTCATTTTCATGATTTTTGACAAACACACATTTCTAAAATATAAATTGCTGTAGTCAAAGTCAATATCGAATAATTTAAACGGGTGTTTATACCAAGTCAAATGTGTTCTATTCTTTTTTTTTGGTTCATTCTTTTTCGATGGACAATGACAATTCGAACAACGATCACAGTTGTAAAATTCACAATGATAATATTCACATGATGTTTCTTGTTGTTCGTGGTAATTACAACATTCGTAGTGATTTGAATAACTCATATACTAATAAATGATATAATTTCATAACAAAATTGATTTTTAAAATAATATAACGACAATATATTATTAAATAAACTATGGAAAACCAATTATTGCCTCCCGAACCACCCGGTGAAAATCCCAGTGAAAATCCCAGTGAAAATCCCAGTGAAAATGACAATTTAGATGCTCGTATTATTACTCTTCCAGAAGATTTAAAAACGCATATTTATCGAAGTCATCTATTGTTTGATGCAGAACAAAAACCGATTTGTGATGAAGTTTTAACATGGTTTCAAAAATCAAAAGAGGCTCAAAGATTATCTTTAAATGAAGAAATTGTGAAAAAAGTAGAATCTTTACTAAAATATAAACGATGTATTGAATATTTACGAAACCATGATAAACAATTTGACAATTGTTACAATGATCATTATATTCGAAATCAAAAAGCGTTTGTCTTGATGCCTAGACTAGAAAGTTTCGCATTATCTATATTAATGTATAAATATCATTAATAATAATTACTACTATTATGTGCCGCATTTAATAATACTGAAAAAGACGAATTTTTATGTCCATAAATTTCTGTTGCATTTTTCCCAATCATAAAATCGATAAAGGCGAGTTCTTCGAAATTTAAATGTCCCAGTTCTTTTTTTTTATAAATGACATTGTCAAAACTTGTAATTGGTTTTGATAAATATTCTTTTTTTATATTCGTAATATTATAGGTTGCTACATAAATTTTTAAATCATTATTCGAAAAACCGATTGAGTGTATTAAATCACATAATCTTGGATGATTTGTTATCTGAAAATGTTGTATAAAATCATCTTCGTATCGATAATGTATATAATTATATTGGTCAGGCAATGTCTGTTTTATTTCTTTGAAAATTTGACGTATTTTCTTACACGGTTTTACAGTTTCATAGCAATTCATTATTTCATTTAATGGAGGACATATAGCCCAAAATTGTTTTAATACAATATGCTCCTTACCAATTCGATATAATTGAGGTAACAATGCTCGTTCTTTATCTATCCATTCAATACATTGTAAATTCGTATTATACATGTGTGTATCGTTCATGTTTAATTCAATATTTTCAAATGGAATATATAAAGAAGTATCAATAAATGAATCATTAAACAAATCATTGAACGGAACATCATACCATTTTGTTAAATTATGTTTTTCTCGTAAGGATGCATTTCGAAAAGAAAATTTGATATTATAAATTAGACAAAAATTAATTGCAAATTGTATATCATACATTTGATTACATAACCCACCATAAGTATCAAAAATCAAAATCATCTAATGTATAAAAATATATTAATATTCTAAATTTTACTCTGATCTTTCCAAACTGCTATATCTTGAGTAACTCCAAGATGTTCAACACATTTAAATTTATTATATAAGAGCATGGGCAAAACGACTTCATAATCTTCATATTCGTATGCATCATTTTGTATATCTTGAAACAATTCTTCCATAATTTGATAAAAATAGTTTATTTTTTTGCCACCTATTTTATAAAAACATGTAAAATAATATGCACGATCAACAACATCTTTATTTCGTTTAAATATCATTTCGTCTTCGTTATCATATTGTGAATAATTAAACGTATCATTTATTTTATATCGTCCGGTAATTTTAAAAATATTTTTGATATTCATGTTTTGAAAATATGTCCTTAAATACTCTAACATTTTGTATGTTTGTGAAATTTCTCCATACAATTTATGAATACAATTGTTAGTCAATTCATTTACAATTTCATCACTATGATGATTAATAAAACAATCTGTGATGTTGTTTAATGTTTGATATTCTTCGTCTTTCAAAATAGAATTATCGTATAAAATAATAAAACTATCAGGTATGTACTTTCGTATCGTTTCAACTGTTACTAATAATTGACTAAATCGTTCTTCTTTGCTGTATATCGACCGATTCGGAGCATAACTAAATGGTTTGGCTGAAGTAACAATTTTTGATGTAACTATAACAACGTTATAGTTTTGATTTAATACTGTACTATGATATCGAATGTTGTTATTTGAAAAATATTTTTCCCAAAATGGTGGATAATAGACCAACGGTTTGATTGTATAAAAATAATCTTGACTTTTTGCATATAACCATTTTAATGTAACGTCTTTTATATTATCAAAGCAATGTGAATTATGATATAATGACAAACGTCGCTGCACAGTACATGGATAAAACTTATTTTGATAAATAATAGGTAATTTTGTGATCATGGCTAAAGTAAGTGTAAAGGAAAATGATTCTGGCCATAACGACAATTCCAATAAAACATTTGGTTTGTGAGTTTCTAATAATTTATTTAAATCGTCAATTGTATGGTAACTAAATTGTTTTGCAATATTTTTAATATGAACTTTTCCAAAAACGATTATTTCTATATTTTTCTTATTTTGTATTTTTTTTTGCAATTCGCTTAATATGTAGTATCCTTTTTCTGCTGAAATATTTCCTAAAATACCGATAACAAACTTATTTGTATTCGTATTAATTACTTTCTTATCGTTATTTCGATAATCAGGTAATGCCGAAATAATAATATTATTATAATCGTTCATATATTTTCCAAAAGTGTGTAAGTTTCCGATGTGTTGTGAAATAACACGATTAAATCGATGAATATTTAATTTATAATCAACCACATCATCTTTAATCTCATAATAATGCATTTGAGGTTTTTTGAAAAACAAACTATAATCGTGTGTTAATATTGTATTATCAAGATTTAAATCTAATATTTGATTAATAAAATAAATTGAATGTTCTACAATAGAGTTGAAAAACACTTTTGTTATTTTATCTTTTACACGTTGCAATAATTTGAGAGCAACATGTTCATCCATGTAGGGTTCAAATATGATTTCATCGTTCAAATAAAAATATATTTTTCCTTTAAAATTACGTACAATTAAAAACGTAGTGTCTTTTTTATAGTGACTTATGATTGTATTCATAAAAAAAGAACATCCTCCTCCAAAACAAGGAAAATCTACAATTAATAAAAAATTATCATATTCCATCAATTTCTCATAAATATTATTTTCCTTTTTTAACGAACGAAAATAGGCATCATTTGTCTTATTGATGAAGTGAAGTTCGTTTTCATGTAAAGTACTATCTTCATTTGACGATCCTTTGTATAAGGTAACGTTATACACGTTTCTATACAAATCAAATATGTTATCGTAATTATAATTTATTATTTTATCATACTTTTCTTCCATTGGTTTAATGGACGTAATTAACCCTTCATTTTTTCCATATTCGCTCCAATGTTTAATCGCTTTTGTTTGCGTATTTATACCTGTATGTATAAGATGATTGTTATACATAATATAAAACTCCCAATCGAAATCTGGAATAAAAATTCGCCGTTTTTCGTTATACCCATTTTTTATATAATGCTCACACGCCTTATTCTTTGTAATAATACCACTTTCAATTAAATCGGAATTAATAGCAATATATTGTGTCCATTCAAATACATTTGATCGCATTTTTCGTTTTTCGTTTATTCCCACTTTAATATAATGTTTTTTTGCAGAGATTTCATTATTAATTCCCGAATCGACCAAATCTAAATTTGCAACCAAATAATCGCGCCAATCGAAATTTTTTAATATTAACTCGTCGTTTTCTGAATATTTTTCATAAGTTGGAATATTTGACATAATTATAAATAAAATATATTTTATAATAATAATAAAAACGATTCTTGTTTATTATTTAATGAAATTAATAATACAATCAAAAGAGTTGGATTTTAAAAATGAATTAAATTATGATAAGGTACATATTTTTTCTCAATTTTTTATTCCATCAAATAATCATCGATATAAAGAAATCAAATATTGTCTTCAAGAAAATGAGAAAAATACACACGTTGATTATATACATTTATTGAATGAAAAAATATATTCTCATAACGAACTTGGAGTAAAATCCGATAAAATAATACAAACGAATATTCAAAAACGGTTATCATTTCAGGATGTGTTTTCTTATATTCGAGAAAACAAAATTCAAGGGTATCTCATTTTTCTGAACTCTGATATTTGTATGTTAAAAAATTCACTCACACGATTAAAACAGTCAGATTTCCATTACTCTAAACAAATGTGTGCCATATTACGTTATGAATGTAATTATAAAAATATGACTAAATCACATATTTTTGGTCCAAGAGCAGATAGTCAAGATGCTTGGATATTTCATTCAAACCATCTTATTCCAGAACACGCCGAAAAGATTTTTTCTTTTGATTTTGGAAGACCCGGTTGTGATAACAAAATCATTTATTTAATGTCGATTCTTGGATTTGATATCATTAACGATCCTCAAAATATTCAAATATTACATGTTCATTCGTCCAAAAAAAGATCTTATTCGGCATACAATGCAATACATTTACCGGTAGGAGTTATTATACCGGCATCATTTAAACCTCAAGAATTAAATTCACAATTAGGTATAGACTTAAATAAGTTTGCAAGATGGTCAAATAATTTTCAATCGTTGATGTTTTCTGATAATAAAATTTTGTTTGATTATATTTCTTCCAAATTAATACAAAACGAAAGTTTTATTATTCCAAGAATATCAGGGATTGAAAATAACGTTGCTGTATTTGCACGTTCAATACATCAACAACTCCATCATGATATTCAACCATTGCGTAGTTATATTACAAAAACCTTACCGTCTATGAAAAACAATGCAGGGATTAAATTAACGCAAGAAAATAGTGTTATTTATTATTCTAATTTATATTTATCCGCATTTGATAAATGTGATATATTAGCCGGATGGGAACCACAAGGAGATTATATTGGTCACATTGCACAATCTCATGCATTTATGCAAAATTATTATAAAAACAAACAATTTATATGGGCTTATGTATTTGATATTTTTCATTACATTTATAGTAATCCTTGGACACAAGCATTGAAAGGAAAACGTATTTTACTCATTTCCCCTTTCCAAGAAACATTACAAGAACAAATACCGAATAGACGTCATATATATGGCGGAATTGATCTATTTCCAGAATGCGAATTTATTACCCTCAAACCTCCTCAAACCCAAGCCGATCAACCATCATCTGAATTTGCAGTAGAACTAGACGATTTTAAAAATCGCGTTGATGAACTATTGGACGATTTCGATGTAGCACTCGTGTCATGTGGTGGATATGCAAACCCGATTTGTTCTCATATTTATTCAAAAGGTAAATCGGCAATCTATGTGGGAGGTGTATTACAAATGTATTTTGGAATTTTGGGTAATCGATGGATCAAAGAAAGACCCGATATTGTAAAGCTATTTTACAATAAATATTGGAAACGTCCAAAAATGAGCGAAAGACCGTTAAATTATAATAAAGTGGAAAACGGGTGTTATTGGTAAAATAATATCTACAAAATATATAAATGGATAATTTTGTAGATATTAAACAAGAAATCAAAGATGAAGAACGTAAGGATTTCATAAACAAGATTAAGGGTTCTCCGCCGGTTCGTGGAAAAACTATCAAAATCAAAAAAACGGTGAAAAACCGACCTTTATCAAAAGACGAAATCAAGGAAAACAAAAAAACGGAAGAAAATATAGAACCTGCAATCAGCGGAAGGTTTAATGAAAAGTTTATTGATTTATTGGATGAACTTGCGTTATATATGTCAAAAAAAGGAGAGCATTTTAGAGCAAGAGCATATCAAAAAGCACAAGATACCATTATTACTTATCCAGAAGAAATCAATATTGATAATTATAAAGATTTAGTTTCTTTGCCAAATATTGGCGATACCATTGTTAAAAAGTTTGAAGAATATATTACTACCGGCGATTTACGCGTTTTGCAAAGAGAACGCGCAGACCCAAAGCACATTTTTTCTGAAATATATGGTATTGGTCCAAAAAAGGCACAGTCTATTGTAGAAAAAGGCATTACTACTATAGCACAATTACGTGAAAAGCAAGATGAAATATTAAATCCTACGCAAAAAATTGGATTGCAATATTACGAAGACATTTTAAAACGCATACCGCGATCAGAAATTGATATCTATTCTGCCATGTTTGACAAAATATTTAACGAAGTTAAAAGTGCCGAGTCCGAATTTGAAATTGTTGGCAGTTATAGGCGAGGTGCAACAATGTCAGGAGATATTGACGTTATTATTACTGGAAACAAAGACGATTTTAAACAATTTATTGATAAATTAGTCGAACAAAAAATAATTGTTGAATTATTAACACGAGGACCTACCAAAAGTCTGGTAATTGCAAAATTGCCAGATTCGGATACAGTGCGAAGAGTCGATTTTTTGTATGCTCCCAAAGAAGAATATCCTTTTGCTATATTGTATTTTACAGGTAGTAAAATATTTAATACTGTGATGAGAGGAAGAGCATTGTCGTTAGGGTATTCGTTAAATGAACATGGACTCTATAAAATGGAAGGAAAACAGAAGGGTGATAAACTCGACCAAACTTTTTCCGATGAACAATCCATTTTTTCTTTCTTAAAAATGAAATACAAAGAACCCAACCAACGTATCAATGGTCGTTCCGTTGAACCTGTAGAAGGTTCTCCAAAAGTAGAGGTACATACAATGATTCCAATCAATACTGAAAAAACAAAACCGAAAAATGTAACACGTAAAATAAAAGACAATAAAACACTATTAAAGGAAGAAAAAGAACGCATAAAAAAAGAGGGAAAAATAAAAAAAGAACTGATCAAAGAAATTGCGAAAAAGGAAAAAGAGGAAGAAAAACAAAAAAAGAAAAAAGAGAAGGAAGAAAATAAGACGCGCAAAAAACGCGCAAAAGAAGATGAAAAAACGCGTAAAAAACAAGAAAAGGAACAAAATAAAATTGAAATGAAAGCAAATAAACATAACGCTACTAAAAAGATTAGAAAGATGCCTACCACACGTTCCGGAAACAGTACGGAAAAAACAACTACTCTGCTTGTAAATAGCAAAGACACCATTTTAAAAGTCATTGAAAATTACAAATTGGGTGGTATTCACATACTCGAAAAATTAAATGAAAAAACATTAAATGAAATGTTAATGAAAACAAACGAAGTATATCGAAATTTGGGACCGAATGAAGAACTTTTGATTTCTGATAATCAATATGATATATTGGAAGATTATATCAAAGAAAAATATCCCAAAAATGAGGTAATTGGAAAAATAGGAGCACCTGTTACAAAAAACAAAATTACATTACCCTATGAAATGGCATCTATGGATAAAATAAAACCAGATACGAAAGCCCTTCCCACATGGAAATCGAAATATAGCGGACCTTATGTATTATCGTGTAAATTGGATGGTGTAAGCGGTTTATATACGACGGAAGGCGAAAATGCTGGATTATATACTCGCGGTGATGGTAAAATAGGACAAGACGTAAGTCATTTTATCAATTATTTAAATCTGCCAAAGACAAAGGATATCGTCGTTCGCGGTGAATTTATTATGAAGAAGAACACTTTCACAACAAAATATGCAAGTAAATTTGCCAATGCACGTAATTTAATTGCTGGTACTGTAAATCGTATTACTATCAATGATACAGTCAATGATATGGATTTTGTTGCATATGAAGTCATTAAACCCCCCCTTAAACCTAGTGAGCAAATGAAATTCTTACAAGACAATGGATTTACAACTGTGCGCAATGAAACAAAAGAACAAATTACCAATGATTTGTTATCAGAATATCTTGTGGATTGGAGAAAGAACTACGATTATGAAATTGATGGTGTCATTGTAACTGATGATAAAATATATTCTAGAAAATCAGGTAATCCAGATCACTCAATTGCATTTAAAATGGCACTTTCCGACCAAATGGCTGAAACCAAAGTATTAGATGTAGAGTGGAATGCTAGCAAAGACGGGTATTTAAAACCAAAAGTCCGTATTGAACCCGTAAAACTAGGTGGTGTAACTATTTCAAAGGCCACAGGTTTCAACGGTGCATTTATCGAATCAAATAAAATTGGTGTAGGTGCCGTGATCCAAATCATTCGCAGTGGCGATGTCATTCCATACATTCGCAGCATAATCACACCGGCAGAACAACCTCTTATGCCAACTGTGGATTATGTATGGAACGACAGTCATGTCGATATTATGTTAGAAAATAAAAATGATGATGAAAACGTTCGAAATCGAAATATTATCGGATTCTTGAAAGGTATTGAAGTTGATAAATTAGGTGATAAAAATGTAATCAAAATGATTGATGCTGGATTTGATACAATTCCCAAAATATTGAAGATAACAAAAGAACAATTACTTACGATTGATGGATTCAAAGAAAAAATGACCAATAACATTCACGATGGTATCAAGACACAAATTAAAAAAGCTCCATTATCCAAGATCATGTCGTCATCCAATATGTTTGGTCGTGGATTTAGTGACAAAAAAATAGAACTTGTTTTGTCGGAATATCATGATATTTTAACTTCCAACGAATCGGAAAATGCAAAAATAGATAGATTAACCAAAGTAAAGGGAATGGCAAAAAAGACGGCCGAAACATTTGTGCAAAAAATACCCGAATTTATTAAGTTCTTACAGGATTGTCAATTAGAATCAAAATTGACTGTATCGGAAAAACAAAATGAAATTGTAGTTGATGAATCCCATCCTTTGTACAAAAAATCAATTGTTATGAGCGGAACGCGTGATAAAGAATTAGAAACGAAATTGAAAGAAATAGGTGCAAATATAGGGACAAGTGTAACGAGCAAAACATTTGCAGTCATTACACCTGACCCAGATAGCGATACAGGTAAAGTGGCGAATGCAAAAAAACTGAATATTAGTATATTTACGTTGGAAAAATTCAAAGAAACATATAAATTATAATGTGTATGATTATATAAAAAAAAGAATATATTTATTATATAATGTTTTTTTACAAATTTAAAACACTTCCATTGATTTTCATATTTAACGCAAAATGTGGTTGTACAACAATTGAAAATATAATCAACGACGTCGACAACTTATTTGATACCAAAGAATATTTTGATGTGCATAAACATAAGGATAAATTTATCAATACAACACCTGCAGAGTTATGTGAAAATACTACACATCATGTTATTTTTTTTGTACGTAACCCTTATCATCGTTTTTTAAGCGGATATACCAAGATCAAAAACAAATTAATATTAAAAATCAGGTTTGATGAATCCAAAACAATAAGGCAATGTAATGAATTAGTCAAAGATGCGAACGTTAATGTAGAAGAATGGGCCGAAATTGTTTCCAATATTTCATACAACAATATTGAACGTCATTTTAAACCTCAAACTTGTTCTATTGTACAATATTTACATGACCATAAAGAGGTGATTGTTTATGATATCGAAGAATTAAGTAATTTAAAAGTTTTTTTACATGAAAAGTTTGACATTACCATTGATTGCGATATCCACGCTAAATACAATTTGAAAAAGCACGAACCTTCTGATAAAACAAAAGAATTGGTGTATGAATATTACAAAGATGATTTTGAGTTGTTAAATTATTCGAAAGAATTTCCAAAGTAATTTTATTATATTCAATGAATACAATAAAAACATATATTTGTGGTTGTGCAAAAGATGTTGGGTCTTACTTGGACGACGTCTTTGATAATATTGGATTGATAGGAAAACTATTTGATGATTTTCATATTATTATTTATTATGATAACTCGGAAGACAATACTTTAGACAAATTGCATAAATGGAACGAATATTATCAAGACAAAATGACTCTACTTATAGGAAAAGATCCCTTGACGAATATACGTACGCAAAATATTGCAAATGCCCGAAATCACCTTTTGCGAAAAATATATGAATTGAACGATGATGATTTTCCATATTTTATTATGATGGATATGGACGAAGTGAATCGCGGAAAACTGAATCCAATTGCCCTACAAAATTACTTACAACATGAAAGAAACGAAACCCCCCTGTCGTGGGATGCATTGAGTTTTAACCGAATTATTTATTACGATTTATGGGCCCTTTCCATAGATCCTTATAGTTTTAGTTGCAATCATTATGAAAATAATCATAAAGTAAAGAACCAAATGGTACATTATTTAAAACAAGAACTGGGCAGAATTGTTATAAAAAATGCGACGAATGGTTTATTACCATGCATTTCTGCATTCAATGGTTTCGCTATTTATCGTAAAAATAAATTTATCAATGTGAAATACGAGTGGAATATTCACAAAACACTCATTATATATCCTCGCCAAAATATAGATAAAATGTCTCGTGCTGTATTTCAGCAACCCATGTCTCGTCACGATGATTGCGAACATCGTTATTTTCATATACGTGCTTCACAATTGAATAAAGCGCGTATATGTATTTCTCCTATGTGTTTGTTTCAATCATGATTATATTCGTACCCCATATTTACATCTTCATTTGTCAAATAAATAAAATAATATATACAGAATACAACGATTACAACGATTACTATTTCCATTAATAGTTGTAATATATAGATTATATTGATTTAGATATTATTAATATTTCATTGGTTTGTCAAGGTGTCCATCACCTCCCATTGTTTTGTTAAGGTGTCCATCACCTCCCATTGTTTTGTTAAGGTGTCCATCACCTCCTTTTCTTTTGCGGCGAGTCTTGCCATCACTCTTCTTAAATAACTTGAATGTACCCTTCTTGGGTTTGAATCCAGCCTTTTCAAGAAGTTTCATCTTCTTAGCAGTCTTGGACTTCTTTCGGGAAACAATTCTTCCACGTTTGTTCATCATAAGATGCTTCTTTTCTAAACCTCCTGATGTATGCTTGGCATTTCCATGCATGACTTCTGCGCGAGTTCCTTTTGCTTTTACGTGTTGTGTCATTATATATTAACAACATATTTTAATTTGTTGTCAATATCTGCTAAATTACTATTGTTCTTCTTCTCCTTTTTGTTTTCTACGACTCTTTCTGTTTTTACGAGTGTTTTTTTTTCCTTTTGTTTTCACGTATCCGAATTTCCCTTTTCTAGCAAAATACCCATGCTTTTCTAAACGTTTCTCTTTTTTCGCAGTCTTATGTTTGACCGCAGAAACAATACGACCATTCTTATTCATTAACAAATCATCGATGGTTAAACCGCCCGTTGTTTTATATGCTGTTTTATTTAAAACTTGCTCTCGCGAACCAAAGAGTTCCTTATATACCTTTCCTTTCACTGTATATGTTCTGGTTTCCGGATCTCTGACTGGACGTTTCATTTATAATATGATTAGATTTTTTTATATCTTAATACAAAAATTACGTCCAATGAACTTTCCATTTAAATATACATTTTGTAATTTAGTACAATTTGTTACTTTTCGATAACTATTAGAAGACCCACCTGTTGTGCGCCCGGCTGACGGTATGGATGCATATTGACTATATTTTTGAGCACAGGTTAAAGGATTTTTCGTTGCATGTAATGATTTAATTGCCAAAGAATGTTGTTCTGTTGTTTGATAAGAACGGTCATATTTAAACATAATTGGTGCCATTGTAGATATATATATATGATCGATTTATTAAAAATTTTTAAAATTTTAAAATTTTTAAATATAATGAATTGGTATAATGATATCGATAGGTCTTAATGGATTTGGTAGAATCGGGAAGTGCGTATTCTTGCAACTTATATACAATAACAACATGGACATTAAAGTTATTAATGCACCCGATTTTGATATAAACAATTTAGAATCTTATTTAAAACGCGATAGCGTTCATAAATACAAAACATCGTTTTCTATCGCAATTATCGATAATGATACATTTGAAATAAATGGAAAGCAAATACACATTTTACGAAACCGTGATGCAAATGAATTAACATGGAAAAAATACAATGTAGATCATATTATTGATGCAACGGGTGTATATTTAACACAAGATAAAGCGAAACAACATGATGTCGACTATCTTATCATGAGTGCCCCACCAAAAGACAATACACCCCAATTCGTTTATGGTGCAAATGACCAACAATATAATGGTGAAAAAATAATTAGCAATGCATCATGTACTACCAATTGTATTAGTCCCGTTTTACGTCATTTACAAGAAAATTATGGTATTAAACAAGCCAATTTTACGACCATTCATGCTTCTACTGCAAGTCAAAAAGTCGTAGATACGGCGCATTCGAATAGTAGAACAAACCGTTCCATTTTCAATAACATCATACCGCATAGTACGGGAGCATCTAAATCTATTTTTAAGATATTGCCGGCGTTAGAAAATAAGATTGTGGGTACATCTGTACGTGTTCCTGTAAATAACGTATCCTTGGTGGATTTAAATGTAGAATTGGAACAAGACCAAACATTAGAAAATATTATGGAGCAAATGAAAAAGGATCCTTATTTACAAGTGATTAAAGAAAATATAGTAAGTTCCGATTTAATTACAACAGAATGTCCCTCTATTATTGATGAAAAGGCATCTTTAGAATTGGGAAACAATCATTTTAAGTTGATGATATGGTACGACAATGAATGGTCCTATGCTTCTCAATTAATTAAATTGATGGATGTTATATGCAAACATAACAGCGATCCATATTACATTGATAACCAAAATTTCCATAATAAAAATGTCTTGTTACGTTTAGATTTCAACGTACCCATGCACAATGGTGTGATTACAGATAATTATAGAATAAGTTCTGCTTTACCCACGATTCAACGTATATTAAAAGATAAACCAAATCGGTTAATGATGATATCTCATTTCGGTCGCCCCAATGGCGTCGAGGAAAAATATTCATTAAAACAGATTGTTCCTGAATTGGAAAAAATAATAGGAAGGTCAGTTGAATTTTTGCCACATGGATTATCGAATCAAACTATCAAAGATTTAAGCAAACAAAAATCCGAAATATATTTATTGGAAAACCTCCGGTTCCATAAGGAAGAAACCAAGTACAACTCCATGGACACGATAAACAATGAAGTATATGATACCATTCAACAATTGGGTGATATATATGTAAATGATGCATTCGGATGTATGCATAGAGATCATTTGAGTATAACTGGTATTGATACAAACGAAAAAGCACATGGATATTTAATCGAAAAAGAATTGAATGCTTTGCATCATATTACACGAAATGCTTCTTCCAAGAAAATATTAGCTATTATTGGTGGAGGTAAAATGGACGATAAATTGGAACTGCTAAAAAATTTATCAAAAAAAGTGGATCACATTTATATTTGTGGAGGTAATATTAATTCTATTGTCAAGAATGATATGAACAGCTATTTACAAGAAATTGGTTCCAATAAAGCAGAGATTTCACTAATGTGTGATGGATTATGTGGAGAAAATTTCGATACAATACCCAAACATGCTATTGTAGAACATTTACAAGAAAATGAAAACTTTTTTGATATTGGAATGAAATCATTTAACAATTTACATCAACTTGTCAAAAAACATGATATTATATTTTGGAATGGAACATTGGGTGTTGTTGAAGATGAAAAATTCAAACAAGGATCCGAATTGTTGGTCCATACCTTAAAACAAGAACTTCAAAGATGTCCGGATAAAAAGGTCATTATTGGTGGTGGCGACACCGGAGGTTTTGTAAATAAATACCAACACAATTTTACGCATATATCAACCGGTGGGGGTGCATCCATTGAATATATATCATTCAACACTTTACCTGGATTGCAATATTTTCATTAGTTCTCTGCATTGCAATTTTCGCAAACATAAAATAATTCACCATAAGCACCGTTTTCGCGCATTTCATTCCATTTATGATGAGTGTGATATTTGATGCAATTTTCACGTATTTTTTGTCTGATTTCTTTCTGTTTTATTTTCAATTCCTCTAGTTTTTCCCTATATTGTGATTGTAATTTATATATATCATCTCGTTCTTGAAGTAGTTTTTCATGAGATGTTTTAAATTCCATAATATAAATACTATAGATATATTTATATTATTCTCGTTTAAAATTTTAGAATGAAATCTTTTGTTTCATAATATTATGATGATTGTTTATATTGATGGTATTTTTGATCTATTTCATTACGGACATATAGAATCTTTTCGTAAATGCAAAGAACTCTCTGAAAACGTAACATTAATTGTAGGTGTAATTAGCGACAAGAACGCAACTTCTTATAAACGACCGCCCATTTATTGCGAATCACATCGGTATGCATTGGTTGAAAATTCTAAATATGTGGATCAAATAGTCCAAGATCCACCACTCGTTGTAACAAAAGAATTTATGGAAAAATACAATATCGATTTAGTTGTACATGGTTTCATAAATAAAGACGATGAAAACAAACAAGACTATTTTTTTCATTATCCAAAATCCGTCAATAAATTTCAAACCATTCCTTATTGTAAAGAAATAAGTACTTCGGAAATTATTAATAATATTCTATCTTCATTTTTAAAATAGCGAAAACAATTTAAAAATAATACTATTAACTATTATAAGCATGCAGATTTTTGTAAAAACCCTTACCGGAAAAACAATTACCCTTGAAGTTGAACCCAGTGATTCGATTGATAACATCAAACAGAAAATTCAAGACAAAGAAGGTATTCCCCCTGACCAACAACGTCTTATTTTTGCAGGAAAGCAGTTGGAAGATGGACGTACATTGAATGATTACAATATTCAAAAGGAATCCACGTTACATTTAGTGCTTCGTTTGAGAGGCGGTGTGTTTGATCCTTCTCTTGCAGCATTGGCAAAAACTTTCAATTGTGAGAAAAAAATTTGTCGTAAATGTTATGCCCGTCTTCCTCCTCGCGCTGTAAATTGTAGAAAAAAAAAGTGTGGTCATAGTAATCAATTGAGACCGAAAAAGACCTTAAAATAGATCCTATTTTTTATCACATATACTCTTGTATTTTTTCATCAATATATTGCATTCATCTCTTTTTAATATTTCATTCGTATCTGTCACAAGTTCTTTTATACAATTGTTATAATGTTCATACATTTTTTCACAACGCGCTTTAGGTGAATTATTTTCCATTATATAGTGTTATACATACTATATAATTTACAAAAATTTCTAATGATAATGTAAAGTATGAATGGAGGTTTAAGTTTAAAAGAAAGAGGATTAAAACTCGCTGCAAAAGTAAGTAATTCTGGCGCAAAAGTGTATTTATTATACAGAGTACGAGAATTATTTAAAAAAATACAAAAAATTAATGAGAAGGGAGACAGTATTGATGAAAAAGATGGGGAAATTGTAAAGTTATTAGGTGAAACCGAAGAAGGTCAAACAAAACCCAATATAGAATTATTTGGACCCAAACCATATTTAGTTGATAAAGATCTTACATTTGATAAAGGCGAAACAGAGGTATCTATTTTAAATTATTTGCCACAATTTAAAACGAATTGTCTTGAAACAATTGGTAAGGACAAACTCGATACAAAAATGGCAGAAACAATTGAATATTTATCGAAAGACGAAAATAGACGAGTGGTTGCTTTAATTGCAACACAGATTGATAAGAAGTTTGGAAATTTAGCAGGTTTTACAGATGATAAAGTTCATGAAATTAGTTCTGTATGTCATCAAAAGAAGGGCAAGGGTATCACACATGACCAAATTGAAAAACTTGAAATGAATCTTTTAATTGGGGCAAAGATTTACGAAGGAGTTAAATCTGCAGATAAAGAACAAGAACAAGAACGCAACAACTCAAAGGATAGTTCTGCTGGAGGTAAAAGAAAAACGAAACGAAAACGCAGAAAGTCCAAGAAATCTTCACGCAAAAAACGCAAAACAAGAAGGTCCAAGAAATAAGTTATTTAATATTACAAATAACTTATTTATATAAATGAAGAATGTTCTATTTCGAGCAAACGATTGAATTTGGCAACGCGTTCTCCACGACAAGGACTTCCTATTTTCAAATATTTTGCACCAATACCCACGGCAATATCTACAATATAAGCGTGATTTGTTTCTCCTGAACGATGAGACACAATCACATTGTTGCCTTTTTTCATCATCATTTTAGCCCCTTCCACCGCTTCACTTATCGTACCAATTTGATTTACTTTTAATAGCAATGTATTGGCCCATTTTTCTTCCAAACCTTGTTTTATCAGTATTGGATTGGTTGTAAAAAGATCATCGCCAACTATCATCAATTTATCATGATATCTACTTGTAAATGACTTCCACGCATCATAATCTGCCTCATGAAATCCATCTTCTATACTCTTCAATGCTGGATGGTCCTCAATCAATTTACCATAATAATCAATTAGTTCGTTGCTATTTACAAACTTTCCCTTCTCGATTTCATACAATTTCGTTTCTTCATTATAAAACTCGCTTGCCGCACAGTCCAATGCAATAAATACATCTTGTCCAACAACATAATTGGATAATACGATTGCTTGCTCAATGACACACAACGCTTCTTCTGCGCTATAAATAGGAGGACAAAACCCACCTTCATCGCCAATACTCTTGGACTGTTCACCATATTTTTCAACCAATAGTTTTTTCAAAGTATGATATACTTCACAATAAATACGTATTTGCGAACTTGTTGTCAAATCTTCGTTTGCAAAGATCATGAATTCTTGGATTTTTAAATCTTCAGTAACACCATGTTTTCCTCCATTAATAATATTGACAAAAGGAGTAGGTAAGTTTGTAATGTCAATTTTACTAACCATTTTATAATGTTCTGCAAAATATTCATACATTTCCATGTCTTTCAAATTTGCCGCACAATTTGCCAAACAAAAACTCAATGCAGTACTCGTATTTCCACCGTATTTTGTTTTCATTTCGGTACCATCCAAATCATTGAATTGTTTATCACAATTAGACAAATTGGTCAAGGTCTTTTTAGATAATACAAAGTGATCGTTCAGACTACGAATATTTTCAACTGCCTGAAACACAGATTTTCCATGAAACAAATCTTTCTGATCATCACGCATTTCACATACTTCCGTAGAACCACAAGACGCACCACTAGGTGTGGAACCTTTACCTATACATTTCTTGGACTCTTTATCATAACATTGTACCTCCAAAGAAGGATAACCGCGACTATCTATAATTTGGTAAGCACTTAATGTGTATGCATTCATATATTTATAGGTTCGATTGACAACATCGAGTTGAATGGGAACACCTGTACCAATTTCAAACGATTCAATTGTTTTTTCATCTTTTATTCCTAAATGAACAAATAATGCACGAAGACTATTGCCATGACCTACAAGCAAAACATTTTTCCCTGCATCTACTACTGATTTAATATATTGATCATAACCATAACCAACACGTTGTGTAACAGTATAAAGACTTTCGCCACCAGGAGGTCCTTGATAAAACGAACGTCGCCAAACCATAATTTGTTCTTTACCAAACTCATCCATTAATTCTGTTTTATCCTTTCCAGTAATATTTCCATAATCACGCTCTGCAAATTCGTGACGCGGTTTCAATTGTACAGGATTGTTTTGCACCTTTGCAATAATGTTTGCCGTGTGAATCGTACGTTCTAATTGACTAGAATAAATAAAATCAAAATGGCAATCTTTTAATAAATCTCCCGCCAAACGCGCCTCTTGTTTTCCTTGCTCGCTTAACTCTACATCAGTAAGACCTGTAAATTTGTTCAGTTTATTCCATTCTGATTCTCCGTGACGCAAAACCACAAAAACCATAATATATTATATTAGTATATTATAGTTATTACTCTTTTTTTTCCTCTTTCTCATCCTCTTTCTC